CCGCCACCGCCAAAAGCACCATTTGCGCCAGCGGAGAATGATGATGCGCCTTGTCCACATCCAGCAGTTCCGCAACACGGTTGATAGCCACCAGCGCCGCCGCCGCCACTATTACCATTACAAGAAAAACATCCTGTACCTTTTCTACTACCACCACCAAAGCCGCCGCCCCCAGAACCAGTGCCCGCCGATGTGCCAGCCCCAGTTCTTGCAGTTGGGGAACCCCCCCGGGTTCCACCAGCACCGCCCGGTGCGCGTACAAACCTAGCACCAGTAGTGCAAATAAAGTAACTTTGTCCGCCTGCGCTACCACTAGCATTAGCGCCACCACCGCCACCGCCACCAACTACTACAGTCAAAGACTCACCGGGCGTGACCGAGATATTATTTTGCCAACGCAAACTTCCGCCACCACCACCGTATCTTTTTGGAGGGCCGTAGAAAGGTAAACATGGATTGCCGGGATTTAATCCTGCTCCACCACCACCACCACCGACTACTACAGCAGATACGGATGTAACACCTGACGGCACTACAAAAGTAAATGTGCCCGCAGTAAGGTATGCGGAAGAACCCGCGTTAGACGCAGTGATTGAATTACTTGCCGCACTCAATGGGCCATATCCAGCCGCATTTGTTGCTTGGGCTTTAAATGTATAAGAAGTGCCAAGTGTTAAACCAGACACAACAATTGGAGATGACGCTCCAGTGTTTGATAAACAGCCCGGAGTTGAAATAACGCGATAAGCAGTAATACCACCAGAAGGGTAGCCTGTACAAGCAGGTGCGCTAAATGTTACTGACGCGCACAAACCAGAACCCGCCGTAGCTGTACCAATCGTAGGCGCACCGGGCGTTGCAGGCCATGTGCTTGCACCCTTTGCTTGCATCTGCTGGGTGACTGTCCAGATTCCAGAAAAATTAGGCATTAGAGATCACCTGTGTTCGTTGATGGAAAGCTACGAGTGTTGCCGGGCCAGATGATACGTACGGCTCCAACACCACCAGCGGTACAACCGCCTGATCCAGTTTCTGACCCTGCACCACCACCACCATATAAACCACCAGAAGCTCCAGAGCCAGAAGCGCCAGAAGACCCGCCACCACCAACTCCACCATTGCCACTTGTTGTTTGAGTGGCTCCACCGCAACCAGAAGCGCCCTGGCCAAGTATTCCAACACCACCGCCACCGCCACCATATGCAGTCCCGCGACCACCGCCACCGCCACCACCGCCACCGCCTGATCCAGCAGCACCATTTACAGGGCCACCACAACAGCCATTTCGGATTCCACCTTGACCGCCAGCACCAGAATATCCACCAGCTCCGCCACCACCACGACCGCCACCCGCCGCAGTTGTAGAGCCTCGTCCAGCACCTCCAGCCCCGCCTGATCCATTTAAAACAGTGCCGCCAACAGCACCGCCAGATGTGCCATTACCGCCTCCGCCAGCCCTAGCTGAAGTGCCGTTAAAACTACTAATGTTGCCCCCGGAAGCGCCAACTACAACGGTATATGAATTGCCGGGCGTTACAGAAATGTTATTTGCATAAGCCAAAGCACCGCCACCGCCACTAGCGGCATTCCCTGCGGTAAGTCCGTTTCCACCACTGCCAACAGCTACAGCAGAAACAGAAGTAATTCCCGCAGGCGCGACCCATGAGTACGTACCCGCAGTTGTGTACGCCTGTTGTCCTTGAGCGGGTGGTGTTGCACTGTTGCTGGCTGCGCTAGGGTAGCTGGGGCCATACGCATTGGTAGCGATAACTTTGAAAGTGTAGGCTTGGCTTGTTGTCAGCCCCGTTACAACCAAAGGAGAGGACGCGCCCGTTGTCGTTTTAACCCCGCAACAAGCAAACACCGTGTACGAGGAGATTGCCCCGCCACCCACACACGCTGGCGCTGTAAAAGTAACAGACACAGATGTGCTGCTTGCCGCCGTAGCAGTGCCAATAGTAGGGGCGTTAGCGACCTTCAGGGCGTTGTACCCCGGCAAAACAATACCAGCTTGATAGCGCGAACTCATGGGTTAGTCCCCTTTAAGAGATGTCTTCGTAGCTAATTGTGTATGTTATGGCGGAACTTGTACCGCTAGTCACAACAATGGATTGGTTCTCCATCAAGTAAATAGCCGTGGTCTTGTCTACTACAATCAATGACGCATTAGCGGGGACAGACACTGCTGACACAACTGGGAAATCTGTACCCGTGCCCCCTGCTTGATTGTCAACGCTTACTGTGACGTTAGCCGCAGAACCTGTGGTATTAGCCGCAACAATCTGGTTTATCTTGTACGTCTTACCCGAAGCAGCAGCATTTGACAACAACACGTTGGCTGTAGTGTTAGCAGGTGCTAAGTATGTTGTTACGCCAAGTGCTGTTGTAGCGGCAAATAAATTGGTGGTCATTTAAAGCTCCTTAGAATCCGAAGATCATTGCGATTGCGGTAACTTTGGCTTGGGAAACGCCAGCATCACCAAAAGAAAGAACACCAGAACCATTAGTCACAATGGCTTGGTTAGCTGAACCATCTGCACCGGGCAGTGTAAATATTACGTTTGTTGCTACGGTGCCGGGAGCTTGAAGCGCTACATATTGACCGCCTGTTGTATCTTCAAAGCGAACATCGCCTTGGGCAGTAACGTTGACCTGTGTAGCTACAACCGTGCTTGGTGTAGTTGCACCAACCGAACCATTTAATGGGCCAGACAAACCAGCCGCAGTCAGGATAGTGCCGTCAAACGTCATGTTGGCGGAGCCCGCCAAGTTGCCAGAACTGTTGAACTGAACCTGTGTATCAGAGCCGCCAGCCGATGCGCCTACGCGCACGAAGTCAGAACCATTCCACGCTACAAGCGCTTTGTCACCAGCAGTAACTGTAATACCTGTAGTGGGGCCGCTACCGACAATCTTTACTGATTGACTTGTAGATGTAGAGTTAATGATGACAAAAGTCTTGCTGTACCCAGCAGTGAGGGTGTCGCTAACTGTGATTGTCAACAGACCTGCGGGGTTGCCAGTACAACGAATAATCTGATACTGAGCCGTGCCCGAAGCGCCACTGCCAACTTGTGCGATATTGGTGGCTGTATTATCGCCATTTGTGTTTGTAAGCGTAACCGCAGTTTGGCTACCGCTGATAATCTGACTACCCGCAATTGCCGTGTCAAGATACTGCGTAATACCGTTGTTGACGGTGTCGCCCCATGTGCCGGATAACTCACCCTGAACCGGCAGTGCAAGTTCTAGGTTAGTTGAATATGCTGTAGTCATTTAAAACTCCTGTATGTGTGTAGCACTTGTCTACACAGTGCTGATATTTTGCCAGTTTGCGTTCTCGCTGTCATCAATTAATGACCAATAAAATTTACCAAAATTTCCAACATTGCCCATCGCTTGGCTTCCAGTAACAGCCACAAGTCTTTGACCCACAGACACGGTGCCCACAGACCCTACTGCTGAAACACCTGTAATGGCTATTGCTTTAACTGGAACATCCTCGCCAAGCAGCCCAGAAGCCAACACACCAGACAGCGCAACAGTCCGCTCGCCCATCGAGACAGTACCAACAGAACCTGTAGCTTGCAGGCCATCCGCCGCCCAGTTAAAGACCACATCCCCAACAGCACCAGAAGCCGCAACGCCGCTGATTGCAATGGAACGCTCAGCTACAGAGACATTACCTACAGCGCCATTTGCTTCATTGCCGTTGATGTTAGCGCCGTACGTAAACCCGACAGTGCCGACATCGCCAGTAGCAGCAACACCAGAAAGTGCAACCGTTTGAGTAATTCCTACAGTACCAACCGAACCTGTAGCAATAACGCCATCTTCCTGCTCAGCCGAAGAACCAACGACACTTCCAACAGAGCCAACCGCCCCAACACCCTCAAGACCAGAATCACGCCCCGGAATTCCAACTTCTCCGGGTACTCCAATAGCAAACACCCCAGTAAGCGCAACTGTGTTTGACTCTGCAACACTACCAACCGCGCCAGTAGCCGCCACTCCTGTGATGGCTACCGCATATATAACTTCCGCCGTAACTGTACCAACAGCACCAGACGCGGCAACGCCAGAGAGTTCAGATTGCTGACCTCCCCAGCTATTACTGCCCCACGAGCCTGCGCCCCATGCGGTTGTCATTTACTGCCCTCCTAGACAGGAGGATCAGGTTGTAGCCAAACGCAGCAATGCAGTAGACGTGGTGTTTGAAGGCATTGTCAAAGTGAACGTACCGGCAGTCACAGTCTGTGAACCAAAGGTATGAACGCTAACAGCTTTGTTAGAAGCCGATGAGTTATAAATCAACACTGCGTCAAAAGCGGTAGACAAAGTCACGTTGGTGTACGTGATACTTGCGCTAGGTGTCCAATAACCTGTACCTGCTGTAACAGATGTGTTTGCAGACAAAGGCGAAGTGCCATTTGTAACGTTCACGCCACCAGCCGTATAGTTTGTACCAGTCACTTCGCCCGTTGTGCTATACGTGGTTGTTGACGCGTTTACTGTGGCAGAAGCCAAGAACAAAGCGGCTTTAAACGTATTGCCTGTACCGGTAGTGAAGTTATGCGTTGCCGTCATCAATTCACCTAAAAACGATGAGCACATTGCTTGTGTATTTGCCATGATGTTTCCTTTACTCGAAAGAAGCTGTGGAACCTGAAAGAACCACGGATTTTTTTAGTTCAACGTGTGCGGATCTGTGCACAAGTTCCCCGTCCAACCAATACTCCACCCAAGTGGTGTACTCATTGTCATTATCAACGAAACCTTCTTTTTTCTCAAGCAAGGAATCGTCCATGTCGCCTTTAGTTGTCGTAACAATCAATTTGAACTCCTGATTAGTGAAGTGGTTGGGCCGTTGGTTGGCATTGTGATGGTGAACGTGGTTGTAGAAGTTTTGTCTGAACCAAAATCCAACACGGCTACAGACTTGTTACCCTGTGTGACGTTGTAGATCAAAGCACACCTTGCGGTGATTGCTCCTGTCCAAGAGATATTTGGGAAGCCCACGTAAGCTGTGTATCCCGAAGACGCCACCGTGATGGGTGTTAACTGCGCCCCACCAGCAACGTAAGTACCTGTGTTAGCTATTTCGTTTGTCGTACTGTACACAGTTGTGTCTTCGTTCAAATCCGCGCTGGCTGTGTACAGGGCAATCTTGATGACGTCGGTCGTCAGATCGTGTATGCCTTGATACAACTGCGCCTTGAAGCTGGTGGTTTGGGTCTGGATAATTGCCATATCAAGTTACCTTCTGACGGAACTGACCAGAACGGTAAGCGTCTTGACGCTCCATACCATCACCCAGACGTTTAGCCAGTGCAAGAGCTTCCATGAACTTGGTGTTGTAAAGCTGCATCATGTCTTGCTCACCCTTCATGTAGGTGTAAGCCTCGACCAATGAGCCATACAAAAGCACAGAATCAAAGTTGTCTCCCAGCCACGTACGGCCATCTGGGGCTACCGTGATGGACTCAGGGTAGTAGTAATAGTGAAGTTCAACTGTGTAGTTGGCGTCTGGCTTAGGGCCTAGGATAAACGTCAGTTCATCAGTGATTGTGCTGCCACTAACAGTAGGGCCAAACAAGGCGTAGTACCTTGGCAAACCCACATCGCTAGCGCTTGGATACGCCTGACGAATAAAGTTAACGTCTTTGTTCAGCAAGTACTCATAGTCGCCATTAGCGTCAATGACCGCCAACGAATACGAAGCCAGATAGTCGTCGGGTGCGCTAAGGTATGGTGTCGTTGAAGACACTACCCCCACTACGTTCTTGCGAATAGATGGGAACTGAACCGAGTTGTAAATACGCTGCTCAGCCTGCGTAACGAACACAGGGATATTAGCCACGAAATCTGCTTCCGTGTTCTCTGTGTACGCTTGAATAGCAGCGCTGAGTGCGGCGTAATTCATGCCATTGGGCCTCTAGACATCACACCCTTGGTGGCGCATCCAGTGCCGCGCATCCTGATACCCGAGGTTTTAGTAGGCTCGTTACCAGCGGATTTGCTGACGTTGCCAACGCTTACATCGTGCGAGTCAAGCTTGCTGCGGTTTGGAGGAGTGCCGGGGTTCTCGGATATGCCTACAGGTCTGCCATCCATTGTGTGTGGCTTGGCGTATGCAGAAGCGGGTAGATTGTTAATCTTGGCCATTTTATTTCCCCTGATTTGCAGCGCGAGACAAGTTACGTCCCAAGCGCATACGATCTTCAGATGTAGGGCCGCCAGCTTTAAGCTTAGTAGGCTTCTTACCGGGGTGCATGTTTTTCTCGTGCTTGCCGACAGCAGATTTAATCATCTTCTTGTCTTGGGCTAAATCTTTCTTGTCCATATTAGACTCCTATGTAACGGTTACTGTAACTGTACCAACAAATGTCGTTGCCACCAAGTAATTTGGCGTTAGTGCAACATCAAAATTACTCGACCCACCAACGGGGTTCCACCCCCACTGAAGATCCCGCGAACCGCCAGTCAGACTGCCACTAGCGTTAACCCCCGCCGTAACGTAGGTTGTGTCCTTGCGCGGGTTACGCACAGCCTGTGGATCATCCACTGGATACATGCCTAACAACAACTGCGGCTGATCGGGATCCCAACACGCACCACACACAAGCAGATTATAAATCTTTGTCTTCTGTATCTCTTTACGAAGCGCCGTCAATTTGAACTGTTGGCCGCACCTATCGCACATGGCGATACTGTTCTTGCCAGAAGCAAACCGATTGCCCATTTACGTACCACTGCCAATAAACATTTGCCTCGGAACAAAACGCACCGAAGCCTTCTCACGATCTTCATCAGCGGCCAACTGCCAAGCCTCATCGTACTGTTGCTTCAAGACAGGCAGACGCTCAGCACCACCTTCAATCTTAAGTGCCAAGTAATAGGCAAGACCCGCCACCATACAGGGCAGAAAGCGGAAAGGCACATCCATCGTGCGCACACCCCCGCCAGCATCATCAATACGGCGCATGCGCCAGTAAACAAACTGATACGTTGTGCTGTTGTCTGGGGTTGGCCAAACGGTTATGGAGGGTAAATTCTGCGTGTACACAGACACACCCGTTGAGTGTGCTGCGGCAGTTGTGCCGTTCTGCCCACGGAAGCAGTTGTTAAGCACGTTGCCAGAG